CGGTGCCGGGCCGGTTGATGGGGCAGTCGCCGATCGAGCGGCACGCGTCCGCGTTCGGTCTGGCGATCGCCGCGGAACGCTTCGGCCGCCAGTGGTTCGCCGAGGGGGCGCACCCGTCGCAGGTGCTGACCACCGATCAGCCGGTGGACGCCCCGACGGCCGCCGCGATCAAAGCCAGGATGCTGGACACGCTGACCGGCTCCAGGGTGCCGGCGGTGCTCGGCTCGGGCATGAAATTGCAGCAGTTCCAGGTGGCGCCAGAGGAGTCCCAGTTTTTACAGACCCAGCAGTTCACCGCCGCCCAGGTGTGCCGCATCCTCGGGCCGGGCATCGCGGAGATTCTCGGCTACAAGACCGGGGACTCGATGACGTACAAGAACCGCGAGCAGTTGGCCTTGGATCTTTTGTCGTACGCGATCGACCCGTGGCTGGTGGATCTGGAACGGCAGTTGTCGCGGATGCTGGGCGGGCCGGGCGGTAGTGCGCTGGCCGGGCGCTGGGTGCGGTTCAACCGCGCGGCGCTGCTGCGCACCGATCTGCTCACCCGCTACCAGGCGCACCGGATCGCGCTGGGACCGATGGAGCCATGGACGACCGCCAACGAGATCCGCGACTACGAGGATCAGCAGCCGGTGGTGTGGGGCGACGACAAACCCGCCGTGCAGGGCGTGGACATCCCCACAGACATCGTCGATTCCGACCCCGCCGACGCGGACGCCTGAAAGGACACCTGAGCGATGGAGCACCGCGAGACCCGCGTGACCGATGCGATGGCGCTGCGCGCCGAGGACGACGGCGACGGCCTGACCCTGCGCGGTTATGCCACCGTGTTCGACGCCGACTACGAGATCACCGACGCCCTGGGCACCTACACCGAGCGGGTGGCGGCCGGGGCGTTCACCCGCACCCTGGAGCACGGCGCCGACGTGCGGCTGCTGGTCAACCACGACGGGCTGCCGCTGGCCCGCACCAAGTCGGGCACGTTGAGCCTGGCCCAGGACGATGTGGGCCTGCTGTGCAAGGCGCGGCTGGACGGCGGTTCGCCGCTGGTGCGTTCGGTGAAGTCGGCGATGGACCGCGGCGACGCCGACCAGATGTCGTTCGCGTTCCGGGTGGTCAAGCAGGAGTGGGACGACGACTACACCGACCGGACGATCCGCGAGGCGCAACTGTTCGACGTGTCGGTGGTGACGTTCCCGGCGAACCCGGCGACGAGCGTGAGCCTGCGGGCGGCGGCGTCGCTGCGCGGCGTGGATGACCTTCCCGACGACGCCGACCCGGACACGGTGCGCCGCCTGCTGCGCGGCGAGCCGGTCACACCCCCGGACATGACGTGGCGCCGTCTGCGCGCCGCGGCACTGTCCCTCTGAACCCCCGAGGCGCACAAGCCTTGGGTGAACCGCCAACCCGGAGTGCGAACCCGTCCCCGTCCGGGGCCTTCGCCATGCCACTTGGCACTTCCAATGCAAGCAACATCTACCCCGAAGGGAGATCCAATCGTGGATCTGCTCAAGAAGATGCGGGAGGCGCGGGCGGCCAAGAAGGCCGAGCTGGACAGCCTGCTCGCCAAGGACACCCCGGAGGACGCCGACGTGACCCGCGCCGACGCCCTGCTCGGTGAGATCAAGGCCGACGACGACCGGATCGCGGCATACGCCGAGGCCCAGGAGCGTGAGGCCGCCGCCATCGCCAACAAGATCGAGACCGGCGCAGAGGAGACCGTGGTGCGTGGCGCCGCGGTGGTCACCCGCGAGGAGCGCACCTACCACCCCGGCAACGACCGCACGGGTGCGGCGTTCCTGTCCGACGTGCTGCGTGCGCAGACGCTCGGCGACGTCGAGGCCCAGCAGCGCCTCGGCCGGCACATGGCTGAGGAGCGGGTGGAGCGCGGCGACGCGCTGCAACTGCGCGCCTCGGGCACGTCCAACTGGGCGGGGCTCGTCGTGCCCGCCTACGCCGTGGATCTGGTGGCGCCCTACGCGAAGTCGGGCAGGCCTCTGGCCGACGCGATCCGCTCGGTCCAGCTGCCGGACAGCGGGATGACCGTGACCACGTCGCGCGTCACCACCGCCTCGACGGTGGCCGTGCAGACGCAGGGCACCAGCGTGTCGGAGACCGACATCGACGACACCGCGCTCACGGTGAACGTGCTCACCAACGCCGGCAGCCAGACCGTGACCCGGCAGGCCGCCGAACGGGGCACCAACGTGCTGGACACGGTGCTCGGCGACTTGGTGTCGTCCTACCACAGCAACCTCGACAACGAGCTGCTGAACCAGGCCACCAACGGCCTGGCCACGGTGGCCACGAGCATCACGTGGACGGACAACACCGACCCGACCGCGGTCGAGTTGTGGCCGAAGATCTGGCAGGCCAACGCCGCGGTCGAGACCGCGGTGAAGAACCAGGCCGCAGGCGACGTGATCGTCGTGATGCACCCGCGGCGCTGGGCCTGGATCAACGCGGCGCTGTCGAGCACCTTCCCGCTGATCGCGCAGGCCGGTGTCCCCGGCGGCGTGAACACCGGCGGTGCGGACTTCGCGGCCCGCTACGGGTCCGGCTACCGGGGAACCCTCGGCGGGCTTCCGGTCGTGGTGGACAGCAACGTCGTCTCGAACCTCGGCGCGGCCACCAACCAGGACGAGGTATATGTCCTGGCCGCGAACGAGTCGCTGCTGTGGGAGACCCCCAACGCGCCGCTGTTCATCCGCACCGACACCGGGCCGAGCGTCAAGAGCCTCTGCGTGGACATCGTGGTCTACGGCTACTTCGCCATGACCCACGCGCGCTACTCCGGTGCGTCGCAGCGGATCACGGGGTCGGGTCTGGTCAACCCGTACACCTGAGCATGACCCCCCAGTAGTCGCTGGGGCCGCAGTGGTGTCCCGGCCCGTTCTCTCGGTCGGGCCGGGACACCACTGTTCACACCGAGAGAACCGAGAACCCCCATGAGGACGCAGGATCGTGTGGTGGTCGCCTGGTGCGACCCCGGCGAGGTCGACGGCGCGTTCGCCGCCGACATGATGCGGCTGGCCGCAGCCCGGCGGGAACGCCTGGCCGAGACGATCCGCGTGGACAGCGGCGGTTTGCTGTCGCGCACCCGCAACGAGATCGTTGCGGCGTTCCTCGACTCCACCGACGCGGCGTGGCTGTGGATGGTCGACACCGACCACCGGGTCGGCGTGGACGTGTTCGATCTGCTGTGCGCCTCGGCGCACGACAGGTCCCATCCGGTGGTGGCGGGGCTGTACTTCGGCGCCTACCCGTCGGACGGCCCCTACCCGCGGCCCATCCCGATCGCCTACTACTACGTCAACGGGTCGTTCACCCCGATCGACCGCATCGAACCGCGCGGGCTGCACCGGGTGGACGGCGTCGGTACTGGCTGCCTGCTGGTGCACCGCAGCGTGTTGCAGGGTATGCGCGACGACGCCGACGACGGGCTGAAGGACTGGTGCTGGTTCCAAGACGGCCCACTCGGCGACGGCCGCTGGCGCAGCGAGGACTTGACGTTCTGCGCCCGGCTGGGAGAGCGGGGCGTGCCCATCCACGTCCACACCGGGGCGGTCCTGCCGCACCGCAAACGGCACTGGGAAACCGACCGCACCTACACGATCTGGAGGGCCGCCGATGAGCGCATCTGCCCCGCGTGACGACGATCTCGTCCGCGCGTACCTGGCCGAGCGGGAGTCGTACGCCCGCCGCGGCATGACCGACAGGGTGGCCCAGGTCGACGCCGAGCTGAAGCGGCTCGGCTACACCCGCGCCACCGCGAAACCGGCGAAGGAGCGCGCCGTGCAGCCGAAGCGGGAAACCCGTGGCTGAGATGCGTCCGGCAGACCCGGACGGTCCCACGGTCGAACTGACCTACAACGCGACGACGGCCGTGTACGACTACCCGGCCGCCGCGTACGACGCGACCGGGTACACGCCCGGCGCCGCGACCATGAAACCCGCGTGAGGAGCCGAGATGGCGTCATACGACCTCGGTGATGTGGTCGCCCTGGCCGTGGAGGTGCGCGACAGCGCCGGGGCGCTGGCCGACGCGACGGCCGTGGCGCTGACTGTGACCCTTCCCGACGCGACCACCGCCACCCCGGTCGTGGCGCACCCGTCCACCGGACGGTACACGGCCAGTTACACCCCCGCCGCTGCGGGCCGGTACACGGTGCGATGGGTCGCCACCGGCACCAACGCCAGCGCCTACACCGACGCATTCACCGTGCTCGACCCCGCCGAACTGGGCCTGGTCGGACTGGCCGACGTGAAGGCGCACCTGAACATCACCGGCACCAGCAGCGACGAGGAGTTGCGGGCCACGCTGCTGGCCGCGACCACGGCTGCCGAGGATCACCTGGGCCGCCCGCTGCGCCGGGCCGCCCGCACCCAGACGTTCTACACCCCGGTCGGCAACGGCCGCGGGCTGGTGCTGCACGACACCGACATCGCGTCGGTCGCGGAGGTCACCGCCGACGGCACGGCGCTCGGCTCGTCCGCGTACACCGCCGACCTGCACGCCGGCGTGCTGTGGGCCGGATCGTGGGACTACCCGGTGGTCGTGGAGTACACCACGGCCGCCGTGGAATCACCGGCGCTGCGTCAGGCCGTGCTGGAGCTGACCCGGCACCTGTGGGAGACCCAGCGCGGCTCGATGCCGATGATGCCCCGCGGCGTGGACGGCATGGACGCCTTCAACCCGGCAATGGGCTACTCGCTGCCCCGCCGGGTGGTCGAACTGCTCGCCCCGTACCGGGTGCCGGCGTGACCGCGTCGATGTGGCCGCAGGTGGCCGCTGCGCTGCGTACCGTGTTCGACGCGGCCACCACCGTCGATGTGTTCGACGGGGCGCCGGTCACTTACGCGGAGATCGCCTCGGGCGTGGCAGTCGGTGTGGACGTGGCGTCCGACGACGGCACCTCGGGGGCGATCCGGCAGGAGTGGCGTGACGCCGGCCCCGCGCCGGCCGCGCACCGGGAGGAGACCGGCGAGGTGGTGTGCACCGTGTGGGCGCAGGACGGCGGGGACGATCTCGCGGCGATGCGCACGGCCGTGTTCGACATCCTCGACGACTGCCTCGACTCGCTGCACACCGTCACAGTGCTCGGACTGCCCGAGGTTCTCAGCGTGCGCGGGCTGGCCGACGCCAGGCCCATCCAGCGCCGCACCCAGCGCGGCGTGGTGTGCGAGGTGGCGTTCCGCGTCACCTACTACGCCGTATTCAACTAGAGGAGGAGCGGGATGGCCCGCGAACTGCGCAACATCACCGGCCAGACGTTGTGGGTCGACGACCGCAACGGACTGACCAAGGTCGACCCCGACGGCATCTACACGGTTGCCGACGGCGACGACCGCTACTACCAGACCGGGGAGACCGGCGAGGTCGCCCTGTGGGGCGAAGTCACCAAGGCCGCCAAGGCCGCAACCAAGAAGGAGAACGGCTGATGGCTATCGGCAGCGGCCTGGGCAGCCAGGTCGGATTCAGCACCGAGGCGACATCGTGGGGCACCCGCACCGCGCCCGCCAAGTTCGTGCGGGCCACCGCCTACGCGGCGAACCGTCCCAGCAACCGGGTGCAGGGCGAAGGCATCCAGGCCGGGGTAATCGGCCAGATCGGCGCCCACTACGTGGAGGTCACAGAGGCTGGCGAGGGAAGCATCTCGCTGGACATGCAGACCTCAGGCCTCGGGCCGCTGTTGCAGGCGCTGACCGGCGGCACGTCCACGATCACCCAGCAGGGCACGTCGGCGGCGTGGCTTCAGACCCACACCCTGGCCGACCCGTTGAAGTCGCTCACCATGCAGATCGGCACCCCGTACCGCACTGGCACCGTGTTCTGCCAGGAGCTGACCGGGGCGAAGGTGACCTCCGCGGAGTTCTCCTGCTCGGCCGATTCGATCCTGACCGGCACGTTCAACTTCGACGCGAAGAAGTGGGACAACTCCCAGACCCTGGCGACCGCGTCGTACACCACCGCGCGGCCGTTCCACGGAAAGCAGATGACCGTCAAGGCGGGTACCTACTCGTCCGAATCGGCGCTGTCCGGCGTCAAGTCGGTGTCGGTTTCGTGGAACAACGCGCTGGACACCGAGGACTACACCGCCGGTGCGACCGGGCTGAAGGCGGAGCAGATCCGCAACGGGGCGGTGACCATCACCGGGTCGCTGACCGTGGACTGGCTGACCACCACGAAGACGGCACTGGACGATCTGCGGGTCGCGAACACGTCCACGTCCCTGGTGCTGAAGTGGACCGGCGCGGTCATCGAGGGCACCAACTACGAGGATCTGGAGATCAGCCTTCCCGGCGTGTACTTCACCGGCGACGAGCCGTCGATCTCCGGACCCGATGTGGTCACCGTGGACTACGGGTTCGAGTGGAAGTACGACGGCACGAACCTGCCGAAGATCAAGTACGTATCGACCGACGCCACCGCGATCGGCTGAACTCGGCCACCGGCGGGGGCGTGGCCTGACCGCCTCGCCGGTGGCCGTCATTGCAAATGTGGGAGGTTCGCACATGATCACCGTCACGATCCGCGACGAGGACATCAAGAACCTGATCCGGGTGATGCGCAGCGCCGACAAGGACATGGCCCGGCACATGCGCAAGGAGATCCGCACCGCCGCGAAGCCGGTCGTGGACGACATGAAGTCGACCATCGCGGGCATGAGCCTGCCCGCCACTGGTGGCGCGGAACCCTACACCGGGCCGACAGGCGGCGGCGGGATCACCGGGCGTATCGCCGCGGCCACACGGGTCAGCATCGCGCAGAACGGGGTGCGCATCCGGGTGGCGACCGGGGCGCTGGGCAACGCGTCGCGGCTGCCCGGCTACATCGACGCGGGCACCACCTGGCGGCACCCCGTGATGGGCAACCGCAAGGCGTGGGTCAGCCAGTCTGCGGCCGAACCGGGCTGGTTCTCCCGCACCGGGCTGGAGCATCACCCGCAGGTCAAACGTCAGGTGACAGAGATCCTGACCCGGTACGCCAGCCTGCTGGCGGCCAAACTGTGACACCGAGAGGAGCCGAGAGATGGCAAAGTTCGCCCTGAAACTGGACGACGAATCGTGGGTGCTCGACCTGGGGACCATGAAGATCTCCGAGGCCGAGCAGTGC